CGGTCAAGCTTTTGAGGCATTTCAGCTAACTTATCCATATTTTTGGATATGTCGCTGATCTTGTCTGAAATGGCGAGCAACTGGCCTGCTGTTGCTACTGGCGGATCGGATGAGTAGTCATTTGGCATTGTGCCCCCTAAATTTTGGCAATAAAAAAGCACCCGAAGGTGCTGCATCCTGTTAGTGCTCGTTTTGCACCAACCATATATGGAGATAACTCAGAATGTATAATCAAGGTGTTTGCGCTACCTGTGTTGAAAAGTGCTGCTTAATATTCACAGTAAAACCTCTTAGTTAATCGGATTTACTGTCCGTTGCGGCTGCCAAAAAAAGCAAAAAATTATTCAGGTTTTTTATTAATATCTTGTGATTCACATTGTATAGCATTGCTGGTTTTTTGTGGCGAACTTAAACATAAATCCACCTCTTTAGGCTTTGTTGTGACGCACGAAGCTAGAGCCAGTACCATAAGCACGACTAAAAATAGTTTCATAATAAACTCTACTTTTGATTAAAAAGATCTGACTGCTGGAATGTAGTAAACAGATATTGAATAGTTGGGCTGGTATATCTCTGCGTAATTCCCATTGTATCCGTATGGAACCCACCGCTTAAAATCTACATAAACAATGCCGTTGGTTACGCGAAGTCTAGGCACAAAGCTGCGGTAGCCTACCCGATAAAAGTTCGTGGATGCCCCATACTCCCATTGAGATAATCTAGGGATGCCGTTACATCTAAGAAATAGTTTTGAGGTATCTAATCCAAGTCCGGAAATATCAGCCATCGTCACAGTAAAATCACCAATCCCTCGAACATCAACTACGGCTGTTTTTGATGCTATATGGTGAACATACCCTAATGCTGAATCAAAAGTAATATCCCCATCCTCATTGTACGCCAGCAAAGCACTGTCTGGTCTTGGGATGTTATAAGGGTCTAACTTGAGCCAGGCGCACTGAAACTGAAACGGTGTCTGATTCATAGCTGATGCTTTAGCAATAATTTTCGGTTGTGTATCGCTCCAATAAGCTGCATAGATATAAGCATAAGGTGGATTTGTAATATCCCCTAGTACACGAGTAATTCGCACAAGGTTTATACCTGAAGAGACATGTAAAGGGTCTGTATGCCCTTTAACTTCTGTAAACCGATCTAACAGATAGTCATGTGCATAAGGCGCAAACGGTTTAAACCCATCTCTTGTGTCGATAGCTTCACGGACTGGTCCGGTATATTGCAATACCTTTGTCAGTGCCATGACTTGAATGATTCCAGATTCATCATCAACAACCATATTTCCTGCAGCGTTTCTAATTTCTAAATATCTAGCCACGTGAGCCACCTATGTAAAGTTTTGCCCCTTGCATAATAGGGAGTGTAATAGCGTTTGTTGATTTCTCTCCTGAGTAAATTTTGTAAACCCCCTGTGCGTATATAAAACGTCGCATACAGTAGAATTGAAAGTTACGACCTGTACCTGTAACGTTATAATAAAAAATCCTTTCTACTGTACTGGTCAAGATAAAGAAGGGGTCTGTGTATGAGTTAGCTGTAGTAAAACTGTAAGTAAAATCCTGAGTGAGAATGCCTTCTGCTGGAATATCCACGATTTCCCCTAAGTAGGACATGGGCAATGTTGGATGAATAATTGCCCCGTCAACTAGATCCGATACAATATGTAAATTTGCATCCATTAAAATACTCCCATCTTGATTCTTACCTTGCCAGCATCATCGTAAACCTCAATCAAATTGTCTTTGATCTCAGTCCTTGCTCCACTGGTCTTTGTGCGTAATGTTCCGATAGTTGCACTAACAGCACTCAAACTCCCAATACTTGCTGTATCGATATGCGCCAATTTAATTGATGCATAATCCATAAAAGCAGTTTTCAAGTAAGCACCGACAGGAAAAACCGTTCCTGTTTCTGGATCGGTGTAGGGTGTAGTGCGGAAAATGAATGGGTAGCTAACACCCTCATCTTCACCCGCAGGATTACCCAATGCAAAGCTGTCGGAATGGACAATAAAATCCGAACGACCGCCTTCAACCCCTAAGCCAAAGCCTGAAACATATTTTCCTGACTGGATTCTTAAATAGTATTGAGCATCCAAACCTTCAATTTTCTGCTGAACATCAATAAAAGCCTGATTATTTTCCAAGTCAGAATTTTCAATCTTTTCTATCAATCCTTGGCTCAACTGGGTTTCAGAAATCTTACCTGACAAAACATCTAGCACAGCGGACGCATCGGCTGACGTTGTTGCATTCGCGTATTGCGACCATGGGCCAACATTCCCAATACGGTCAATCAATCGTCCGCGGAAATAACGCTTTAAATTTGGCTGCATTCCTTGAATTACATGGCTGTTTGTTGGGTATGCGAAAAGCCCAAGTTGCGCAGCATTAGCACCATTTGCAGTGCTTGCAATCTCAATTTCCGTATAAGCGGTATCAAGTGCGCCAACAGCAGGAAACAACCAGGTTAATTTCATGCCAAATAAAATGCCCTCAGCATGAATGTTGGCGAGTTTTGGCGGTTTTCCTTGTTTTCCTTTCAACTCTGTCAAAACTGAATACGTTGGCAAGGATGAAATATCAAAAGCTGAAATCGCAGTAACACGCGCTTCGTAGTTGCCCGCATAAATACCCTGCACTTCTATCGAGTTACTGCCAGAAATCGGCAACTTAATCCAGTTACCATCATCTTTGCGCCACTCGACTTGATACTTTGTGGCACCTTGCGCTTGATCCCAAGTAATCAGCATGGTTTCAACAGACAAGCCTTGTTGCACCATGTTTTCAGATGAAATTAAAACATTGGTGACAGGTGCTTGAGTCGTTGGATTAATAATGGAAATCGGACGATCATCAATGAATGCGCCAAAATCAATCGCATCATATTTTGATGATTCATATTGCAAAGCAGTGATTGAAAACTGATGTTTGTCATCTTGAGTAATACTCATGACGCGAAACTTCATCGTTTTTAAATCTTGAGCATCAACAACCCAAACATTTTCTGTTGCAACAGAATCAAACGCCACTGTGACTGTGACTTTGCGTCCAATTTTTGATGACACGATTCGAGTTTGCGCTTTGCCATCTTCACCGTTTACAACCAGTCGATCACCCGCACGACACGCCACATCGTCACGATCTAAAGTGATAATTTTACGGTCAGCGCTGACAGCAGAGATACGTCCACCATTTGCACGGCCAGCTAACAACTCGTCTGCAATTTCAATCACTTTGCCCGGTTGTGGAATATAACCATCCAAGCCGACTTTAAAAGATACAGTGCGAGTTTCCAGTTGCTCAGACTTTAAAGCCCAAAGACCTGCACGTTGTGCTTGACCCTCAGAAGTACAACCCCACGCCTCTAACTCAAGCAGTTTGACTGCACCTCGATCACGTGCAATCGCCGCTTCATCCCGCACGAACACATATTCGGTCTTATAGCGATTTTGTGGATTATCCCAAGCGACTTTGACTGCATTGTGACGATCACGCGCACGAGTGCCTGAGTATTCAAAATGCCCATCAATGACGTTGGCGCGAGTGTAAGTGAAATAAGTGTCTTGCGGTAAATCAGCATCACAGACAATTGAATTGCCGTCCCAATATGAAATCGCACGGAATACGCCTGCTAGTTTACTTAAAATATCAAAAGCAGATTCGGCACTTTGAATATACACATTGCAGGTAAAACGCGGCTCTGACCGCCTTTGCCGTCTGGCACCAACTGATCACAATATTGAGCTAAACGATATAAAGACCATTTATCAATCATTTGCTCGGTTAAACGGTTGCCAAGTGCATATCGCTTATTGGTGCATAAATCATAGTAAATCCAAGCTGGATTATTACTATAAGCACGTTTAAATGTGCCATCCCATATCCCGATGTAAGTTCGGCTTACTGGATCATAGTTGCTCGGCACTTTGATCTTTACGCCCTTTAGATCAACTGCGATTTTGGCAATATTCGAGAATGTCTCAGCATCATATTGCACGCCAATCACTGCGGTATTTGGGTATGTAAGTTTAAGATCGATAACTTCAGTAATGGCTTGAATATACATCTTAT